GTAATATAATAAAAGGTAATGGCGCTCAAAAAACGAAAGGAAATGCTACTCAACGACACCGTGTATCCCGCGGCGGCATTGAAAGTCACCGTGGCATTGACCAAATTGGTCGTTGTCGTCGTATAGAGGGCACCGGGGGCACCCAAGGCATTGAACGGCTGAATATTGTAAGAATACTGGGAAGACGACACGAACATGCCATAATCCGTGAACGACGACGCATTGGCCGTGCTATTCTGTGCCTGTTGCGCGGGGGTCCCGTCAGTGATACGTGTAATCGCCATATAACTGCACACCGATGGATTGGCGAAATTGAGGACAAAGTACGTCGGCGTGGTAAGACCGTAGGTTACCGTGGGTACCACCGGTATGGGGGAAAGCTGGGCCGTCTGAACCGGCGTGCCGGTTGCCGCCATGCCATTGACGGGGTTCACGTAATACTGGTAAACATTGTTCGCGGTACGGGGCGAAAATGTATAGGTCATGACTCCCACCGGAACCTGCACCGTGGCACTAGGGTTCCCATTGATCCATTCGTCTATGGTGACATAACGGAAACTGACCCCCGCCCCCGGACTGTATCCATAATTCAATGTGATGGCGGTGGTCGTGACCACCGGAGTAGATAAGGTGACCTGGGCAGGGGGAGAGACGGCCGCCGTTACCGTCTCTTGACCTCGTACCGAAATACCGTTGTAAGGCATCACCGAATATCGGTACACGCTGCTGGCGTCAAATATCGCCGTATCCGTATAGATGCGCGGCTTTGTCCCGTGAGAAATGCTTTGGTAGCTCCCATACACTCCGTTGGTAATGCGGGCCACCGACACATCGTAAAATGTGAGATCCGTGGCTTGGTTGTACGCAAACGACAAGGTCGTCGCGCTCACGGCGATGAAACTGGTGTCTGCAACATACGCCGTGGGCGAAATATTGGGGGTTCCGCGCATTCCGTTGGAGACATCCAACGCATTGTAGGGCACCGCCAAATAAGAATACACGTACCGGGGCCAAAGACCCGTGTCCACGAAACTGACGTCGCCCCCCGGTCCTCCCGGAACCCGGAAAGCTGAAAACAGTCCTACTACCCCGCCCGACACCTCGGCCACCTGCAAATACTCGTAACTGGTACTATAGGTAAACTGCACTTTCAGACTATTCGTTTGCAATGAACTGTAACTGTAGAAGGACGCGTCCGCCGGAGGGGACACGGTGGCCGTTTGTACGGTAGCTCCGGGTGTTCCGACGCCGTTGAACGGCGTCACCGTGTACGTATACGACAAGTACGCAAAGAAAGGAGGACTCGGGTCCGAATAGGTCATGCTATGTATAGGTTGGGTTACGGCGGCCGTCGCCGCCGCCGGGTATTTGGCATCACCGGGAGCTACGCGCCCAATGCTAGTATAGTAAAATGAGGTAGGATTTTGCAGCGAAAATGTGATGGCGCTGTAAGACACGGCGATGAATGAACCCAGAGTGGTGACGGCCACGGGGGACACGGCGGGGGTGGTAAATACGGAGAGCGCATTGGGAAAATTCACCGCATTGTAAGGAGCCACATAATAGGCGTAGCTGCTGTCTGCCGTAAATGTGGCGCTGGGGTCGGTATATACGGTGGCCGCCACCGGCTGCTTGACATTGTAAGTATCCAACCAGGCCGCATTGACCAAACGCCGCACACTGAAAAGGTAGTACCGCGTGGGTCCGTAGAGACAGGTGAACCGCATTTGCGTATAAGAAACCGTGTTGAACTGTCCAAAGGCGATGGTCGCCCGGGGCGAATCGGTATTCGTGTAGATGGTAGCGACCAAATTGGCCTGACCCAAGACGTTGTAAGGGGTGATCACATACTGGTAACTGAGGTCGGCCGTGAAGACCGAACTCGGGTCCAGGTACACCTGGGTTCCGTAAGGGACACGCGTATAGGACCCACCCAAGAGGCGGCCTTGCACCAAGCGTCCCAGGGAAACGTCGTAGAACTGTCGCGCGGCCAAATTTGTAAACGAAAACGACACGTCGTCCCCCGAAATAGACAGGGCCGAGACGGCGACGACGGCCGGGGCCGAAACAATCGTGCTGCGAACCGTGGCCGCCGTATTGGAGGCGTCTACCGCATTGTAGGGGGTGATCACATACTGGTAACTGATGTCGGCGTAGAATAGGCCACTGGGATCCGTATAGGAGATGGACGCCGGGGGTTGCTTGGCCGTGTCCTTGAACTGGCCTTTTATGTAGCGCGCGATGCCGACGTAATAATAACTGTCGGGGCCGGGCGTTCCTTGATATAAAAACGTCATTGTGGTTGCGGTCACTGTAGCAAAGGTATTGAATGCCACGGTGGCTGCCGGCGATGCGGGAGGGGTACGTGTGACGAATCCGGGTTCTTTGACCGCGTTGAAAGTGGCCACGGAATAGGCGTAACTGTTGGCTGCCACGAATTTGGTAGTAGCCCCCGGTGTCGGGTTTGGGTCGTCGTAGAGGTAGGTACCGAGGGGCAAGGCGACGTAGGGTAGGGTCAGTGTACCATTGATGTACCGGGCCACGGAGAGTGAATAGAATCCGGTGGGGTTCAAAAAGGTCATGCTGGCATCGGCCGGGGTGATGGAGACGGGGCTGGTGATGACGGCGGATACGGGCGATACGGGGGCCGTGATGACGGTGGCCGCGAGATTGGCGGCTTTTACGGCGTTGTATGGGACGATTTGATACGCATAACTGGAATCGGCGGTAAATACATCACTCGGATCCACGTAGTAGGTAGAACCCGGCGGCAAGGTGGCCGTGTCTACCGGTTTTCCGCGGACCAGACGTGTGACCGCCACATAATAAAAAGGCTTTTGTATGAGGCCCGTAAAGGCAAACGACGCATCACTGTACGAAATATCCACATGGTCCACACTGACGACGGCGACAGGGGACACGGTTTGTATAATTTGTCCGGTCACCACATTGGACTGGTCCAAGACGTTGTAGGGGGTGATCACATACTGGTAACTGGTATCCGCCGTGAAGACCAAACTCGGGTCATGGTATTCGGTGGTTCCCGGACGCAGGGTAGTCGTGTTGACGTATTTACTGCCAGCAAGACGAGTGACCGAGATGTAGTAAAACAGGCGCGACGGCACATTCGTAATCACGAAAGAACAGTCTTGGTTCGTAATGAAGACGGGGGTGGTCGTCACGACGGCGGCGGGGGAGGCCGGTGGCGTGGTGAGCAGAGCCGACGTATTGGGAACATCAAGTGCATTGTACGGCAGGATGGAAAAAGCGTAACTGACGTCGGCATAGAAGAGTTCGTTGCCCGACGTGCCCAAGGGTTGGATATTGAGAAAAGAAGTTCCGTGAGGAAAGAGGACATAAGGACCGAGATGCCCCCCGTCTATACGGGCGACTTGGGTAGAATAGTACGTGGTCCGGTTGAGAAATACCAGAGACAGGTCGTAGTTGGTGATGGAGAGAGGGCTCACTGTCACGGTGGCCGGGGGAGATACCACCTCACTCTGGATGATGGCGGGGGTATTCGCCGCCGCCACCGCATTGTACGGGGTCAACTGGAACACATAGCTACTGTCGGCCGTAAAGGATTGGAGATTAATGTAGAGGGGTCCTGCCGAAGCGTAAAATGGGGTATTCGGAACGGATAACCAAGGCTGAGCATTGACCGAATAGGCGACAGTAACATAGTAAAAGGCGGTGACATCCAAGAAAGAAAAAGACGCCTCGGTCACCCCGATCCCGACCGGACCGATGGCCACCGTGGCCCGGGGGGAGACTCGGGGCGTGGTCCAACTGTCTCCAGGAAGACCAATAGCGTTGTAGGACGCGACATAATACGAATACGCCCGCGCGGCAAAAAAGACGTCACTCGGATCCACGAAATAGGGGACATTGGCCACGGTTTCAAAACTCGCGCCGTAGACGCCGTCCGTAATGCGGGTCACGGTGAGCGAAGCGAACGCACTGGACGCGTCGAAACTCATGGAAATATCGGTGTCGTTGTTGCTGATGACCCCCGGAGTCAGCTGCGACTGAGGCGAAAAGGGTGGAGTGACGACCAAGGCACCGGATTGATCCAATACATTGAATGGGGACAGGTTGAATTGATACACCACGTAAGACAAGAGACCGGTGTAGGTGACCGAAGTGGCCCCTGGAGGCCGGGGAAGGTACATATCCAAAACGCCGCCGGATACTTCGGCCACAGAGACGTACAAATTACTGTGATTCGTATTATCACTTGTATCATAGTAGGTCGTATAGTCATAATTAATGATGATGGAAGCATACACGTCGTTGGCGCAGTAAGTTTGTCCGTTATTATAGTTGACAAAGGCCACGATGGCCGGGGGCGACACCGGGTAGGTCGTGACCAAAGACTGATGATTGGCCTCTTTGATGCTATTATAAGGCAACACCGTAAAATAATACGAATATATGGGCAAGAAAACATTCGTGTGGTTTAAATTGTAAATATCTCGGTACAAATAACTTCCGAGAGACAGAGTCGTCGGTGAGTTATAGATGCTACTGACCCCTTCTTTGACAATATACGGTTGCACTACGACGTACGAAAATGTGTTGGTCGGTTGGAGTGTAAACGACAGGACATTCCGGGAGATGTCCACGTATCGTTCAAAAAACGCCGTGGCAAGAGGGGCGATTTTACCTGAATTGTACGTGATTCCGGGGGTATTCAAGATATTGTACGGGATAAACGTATAGGAGAATACGTAATCTATAAACGTGTTGCTATTCGCCAAAGTATCAGTATAAGAGATCGTACCGAGGGGAAGCGTGGTCAAGGTCACGTTGTTCTTCACAACAGTGACCGATTTGAAATTGTTCCGGTTGCCACCCAAGTCCACAAACTGAAAGAGGACGCTGGATGTGGTGATGGACGCGATTTGAATACTCACTGTGGCGGTAGGGCACGCGTTGATGGAGGTAAATGTATTGCCGGGAATATCAAGATTGTTGTAGGGCACAATGGAATAAGCGTAGATGGAAGAAGCAGAAAAAGTGTTGCCGGGATCGCGGTAGAGGACCGCACTGACCGGTTGGGTAACCGCCGGACCGACCACCCCGTCCCGAATCTGGGCCACACTCACATAGTAATAATCTTGGTAATTGGACAAGATAAAGGACGACGACGTGGCCGTGATGGTAATGGGCCCAATGGTGACTGCCAGGGCCGTGGTAGGAATGAGAATGGTGGGTAAGGTATAGGTGGTACCTAAGATGGTGCGACCTTGTTGGTCCGTCAGTACCGGCTGCACCGAATAGGTATAATTTTGTCCCAAAATGTACCCATTGGGTAGGTAGGTGGTACTGGTATTGATATTGATATCGGAGAACTGGATGAATGATAGGTCGCCGGTGGTAGGATCCACCTTGGTGGGGAGTTGTTGACGATATACCTGGGACGGGAACCCATTACGTACGATATTGACATAGTCGTAAACGCCAGTAATATCTAATACGACCGAGGTGTTGGAAATGAGACGGTAAAAGGCATTGGTGACCCGAGGATAATAGGTGGTCACTGTCCCAAGAGAGATGCGGGGACCCGGAGTATTGGTAATATAGCCCCGAATCGCGTAAGTATACGTAGCACCTGGGGTCAATCCTTGGTCGGTAAATGTGGAAGCCCTAAGACCCGATAACGTAGTCTTACTAGTGGTACCGTCTTGATTGCTCACATCTCGGTACACCGTATATTCCGTGAAATTTCCGGTGATGTTCACGATAGATACACTGCTGGTGGTCACCGATGACAGGTCCAACGTGGCCGCAATCTGAACATTTTGCGTCACGACCGTACCGATGGTGAAGACCGACCCGTTCAATCCACGGAATGTGGGCATAATACGGTAAGTGTACGTCGTGTACGGATTCAGACTCGCATCCAAAAACGTGTCCGAGGTGAGCTGGCGAAATTCGTGCGTGGCCAGCACGGGTCCTCCTGGGTTCTGACCGCTGATATCCGTGCGATACAACGTATAGGTATCAAAATTACCGACAATACCGACGATGTTGACATAATTGAGACCGACACTGCCAAACGCAAAATTCGTGAGAGTAGGGGTCGTTGTGGCGACTATAGAATCCGGGCTATAGGTGGACATGTTGCCCCCCACAAAGGGTGGCGGGGTGGACGCAAATGTGAGTCCGTCCGCCGCATTCTGATTCTGGGGCGACAGATTGAAAAAAAGTCCGGTTTGTAGGTAATCAAATTGGGTAGACAGGGGATAATCGTACATGTAATTCATCGTGATGGTCAGATCAAATACTTGCTCTGGCTGGACATCTATTTGTAAATTGTCTATGATCAAATTGCCCACGTACTGAATGCCGTAAAATTGCCCCGATTCCAACGTATACGGCGCAAAGGAGACGTCTGCAAACTGCATGGTTTGTTGCCCCGGTACGGCGACGCCGGGTGAAATAAGTGATGTACGGATCGTGGGCGGGGTCTTTAGCATGACAGGTACCCCACTCAAATTGACCCCCAGTGATACGGGGGTCTGATACAATTGCTGCATCTCGTCCGCACGGAGTATATGAAGCACGAACCCGTCCGACGGTTGAAACACCCCGGGTAATTTCTGGTAACAACCATTGACGTAATCCAGAGGTCCGTACGACGAGTCCACGTGTGGACTGAAACTGGGGTCAGACATCCAGGCAGGGGTCTCGTCGTCGGGACAAATATCGGTATTTAGGACACCTTCGCCGACTGACCCTGCTACCCATAGTCCGATAGGAACCACGAGCGACAAGGTGAGGGTGCCCGGTTCCATGTACTTGGTCGTCACCAAGTTACCCAGCGACGACGTGCGGGTCTGTAGACTCTTATTCGGGTAAAATACGGACGAGGGTGGAACGTTGCTCACATCGGCAAATATATAACTGTCGGCGGTAGGATTCGTATAGAGCAGCTCGTTCCGACTGTAGAGATAATACGGTACACGGTTCTCGTCCGGAATGCCACTGTAACTGGCGTTATTAATGCTCGCATTCAGGTAATTATAGAGGGGCACCGCGGGGTCATAATAGAGTTGCATAGGGGGGCCGGGAACATCACACGCCGTGGTCCAAGTCGGTGCATACGGATTACTAGGACAGGCGGGAAGGTCCGTATTGACCGGTTGACTGCTGTTGCCGCGCGCCAAGAGCGCCCACTGTTCCTTCTGGGTTAAACTCTTGGTCTTGGTATTTTGCTGATGACTCTTGTATTTTAAAATCTCGGCTTTGCGGCGCATGTTCAACTGCTGTTGGGTATACGCCACCGTCTTCTGCGCGGCATGGTTTGCGGCCGGATAAGGCGACTGGGGCGTATATCGCGGGGGTGGCGTGTGAAAAAAGGCCAATTCATTCCTTTGGGCGTAGGCAATGGCAATGTTACTACAATCATTGTTCATTGCACGATGCCCCTTTTTACTATATGATGACCAAACTTGATACCCGCTATACACAATGTGCCTATTTTGCAGAGTGCATTGGTCTAATGATGCATGCTATTGGGTGATCCTATAGCATGCATTGAGGGCGCATGTTGCGCGCAGGCCTGGGGGCGCCGGTTTAGTTCAGTTTCGCAAAGTACCAATCGGTGGACAGGTAATAAGGCGCCCCCTTGGTGGAGTTGGCTAAACTGCTCTGCGTCGTATTCGGACCCGCCACCACCACTTGGTTGATTTCGTACGCCGACAGCGCCCGAGGATAGTATTGGAGATTGGAGAGGAACCCCGAGAAGCCGCCGTTCTGGCACACGTAAATGTCGCCGTAGTTTTGTTTAGGCACGGCCGTGACACTGTACCGACCACTGATGGTACCGTTGACGTAGATATCTAAAAGAGTGTTCTCCAGACGGATGCCCACGTGCATCCATTTCTTGTTGATGGGAATGCCCGGCACGGTGACGGTCATCGGGGGCACACTGGGGTCCACCGTGTCCATGACCAGGTACAGCGACACTTGTCCAGGCACGTCGCTGTTGGCTAAATAAAGTCCCGGGCCGTTGTTGACCGTGGCTAGACCGGTGCCCATCGGGTAATTGACCCCGTTGATGACCGTGGGGGCCGTCTGGTAGCTTCCGTTGCCCTTGTTAAACACGTGCGCGTACTGTTCAGCGGCGGGGACGCGGTCATTGACCTGCAGCCACACCGACCATGTATACTCCATCCCGTATTTGCGGTTGTCGGACCGGGTGATGACATTGCCCGCTACCGCGGTGCTGTTGCTACCGGGAATCATGCCCTGGACAACGTACGGACTGGTCGCGTTCTGTGTAAAATACCCAATGAGGTTGACGCCCAAAATCAGCAACATGACAAAGACGACCAGCACCAACAGCGTGATGGCGATTTTGGCGACCAAGCTGTTGGTGGTCAGATAGTCCGCGCTGGCGGTGGCCACTTTGGCTGGGTCGCCGTATTCGGACACCGTACTACGCATCGTATCCGAAATACGTTGCATCGTATTGTTCACATTGTCCGTGATATTTCGGGCTCCTTGCGAGAAGTTCGCAGCGGCATTTTCCATATGCGGGCCGATAAAATTACACTGTACTTATAATATTCCGTGATATTCCAAGCGGACTGGTGCGACACGAACCAACATAAAAATTCCTAATCAGGTTTAAAAGATCCGGAACTGGTTCTGGATCTGGTTGTTCTTTATGATGTCCACCGCCATGCCGTAGCTAGAAAACGACGTGGACACCCCGTTGCCGCCAATGTAGTTCTTCCACACGTCTTGGGGTGCGAGGACGTAGGACCACCGGTACACCTTGGTCATCATGACGTCATTGATGATGGTGGGGCTTCCGCCTAAATAGATGGACGCCGTCGTGGTGCTCGGGACGGACTGCATGCAGTTGAGTTTCATGGACTGCAGGAGCTTGCCGTCCACGTACATATCCACGAAATAATTGTCCACCACCACCGTGATGTAGGTCCAGCGTTGCAGAGGGAAATTGTCCGTGACAATCATGGGCGGCGACGGCGTCGCACTGCCCCCCGCGCAATTCTGACTGATGTCAAAATACAACGTGGGGCTGGTGGTATCCAGGTACAGGTTGAACTGCCCCGGAATGGCTAAAATAGGTTTAGTCACATTATTGTTCCAAGAGTTCACGTAGACCCAGGCCCCCACCGAGTATTGGTAGCTGTTCGGGTTGTTGGTGATGGCCACCGACGGGTTCGCGTTGTTCAAATTGACCAAATTGGCCGCCACCGTGGTGTAATTTTGAAAGTAGAGGTACAGGAGATAAATACCCAATATCACCACGACCACGCCGAGCACAATGAACCAGTTCATGCTTCTGGGAAACCGGCCACGACACTATATATTGGCCCCCCAAGTTTATTCTTTACACCGCCCACTTTAGTGGCCGATTCTGCTGGTACATAAAGGCAAAGGCAAACCGGTGGGACCACGCGCCGCTTCGCAGAAAATGCGCGAAGGTTTACGCAGTGTCTATGGTATATTTTTGCGTGTTCCACGAGGTGGATACCTGGTCCGGCGTGAGAGCATGGTCGTAATAGACCACGTCGGCAATGGCGCCGTACACTGCACCTTGAATGTCACCCAAGACGATGACGTCGTCGGCCGTGTATTCCGGCATCGTGCCTGGCACCGGGAAAGCCTTGTCTAAAACCCCGTCCACGAACAGGCTCAGACCGTTGTCTTCCACGACCAACACCAATTGATGCCATTTCTGCAGTTCCAAATAGAGGCGGTAGGGCTCGGCGTCGGTAAAGCCGACGACAAACGCGTATTTTTTGCTCCCATAGTCGTACATGTAAGCCACGCGCGGTTTAGGGTTCACCAGTTCCCACATATTGCTCTTGGTCGGACCAGGCCCCGCGGGCGCGCGCAGTTGCGACGTGCCGTAGTAGAAGAGGTTGGTGGGGCCCAAGGTCGCCGCCACGGCTTCGGTCATCTGGGCGTCCCGGGGGTTCATGTAGACCCACATGGACACGGTATAGGTTTTGAGGTAGGGGTTGCCCGCGAATTCGGGGTTGATGACCTCCAAATCGCGGGCGGTGGCCACCACCGTTTCTTGGGGTTGAGACAGCATGCGTTGACCCCGGTACAACCAGCGCACGCCGTTGTGATAAGACATCTGAGTCTCTAAGTACCAAGGCACCAAGAAATAGGCAACGAGGACCAAGAGTTCCAGGGCGAGCAGGACCACCATGGAGGGCGGCGCCACGCGCCACTCCTCGCGCAAATAGGCCGCCCATTCTTGGAGGAACTGAGACATGCCGGCCGGGCGGTACCCCGTGGGAATGAGCACAGTGACAATGGCCAGACCCAACACGACGGCCAAGATGAGCAGGATTTTTTTGATGATATTGGTGGCCGTGAAACTGTAGGAACTCAGGTAATTGTAAGTGGTCATGAGGAGCATCAGGGCGGAAACGGCTAAACCGCCCACCAGGATGAACAAGATGAACTTGGGGACCAAGACGTCGGACACGTAGACCGCGGCGCAGAGTCCCCATAGCACGACCAGGACGACCAAGGCACACATAAAAATGTTGGTGAGGGAGCCACCTTGTAACACCGCATTCATGGCCAAGTATAGGAGTGGGACGAGGACAAACGGCAGAGCCCCCGTCACGTAAGCGAGCGTGGGCGAATTGCTGGGATTGCGACGGTACATGCGTGGTATCGGGACCAATATCAAATCATCTATAAGATGCTGTGATATAGATTCGGGGGATGGGGTGCGGACCGGAGGTGAAAAATTGAATATGGGATCCTATACATGTCTTGGGAGGGCATCCAGGGGAATGTGGGCAATGAAAAGATTTAGCGCGGCGGCTGCGAAGCGGCAACCCCGGATGGGTGCGGCGGCGCGTATGAAAACTACCTTGCGCGATAAAATCAACGCAATGAATTACGACCAATGGGTGATCGCCAGTGCGACGACCGGAAGCGTCTTGGGTTCCTGGGTCGGTGCCTATTTCGGGTATAGGGACCATAAAAGGGATGCCTACACCGAGTGTGTGGTTTCCTGCATGGCTTCGGGATGGTTAGGGGCACTATCCGGATTTATGGTCGGATTTGCCTGTCCCGTGGCCATTCCGTTGGCCATTCCGATTCTGATTGGTACGACGATTGCCCGACAGTTGGAACCGGCCGTACCGACCGGAACGAGACAGAAGGAGTACGATTTGTCACAGCCTGGAGAGGAGTTTTAGAATCACAACATATCCTTATTCATATTTTCCATAGCCGTCTTGCCACCGTGGCAATTGCGACAAAGTGCTACCAAGTTGTCTACATGATTACTGCCACCGTATTCTAAGCGGACTTTGTGGTCCACTTCAAACCATGCAGTCAATTGTTCTTGACAGCTGTGGCATCGCCAGCTCTGACGACTCGCCACGTACTTTTTTTTTGTCTCGCTCACCGACCGCTTGGTCGCCGTGACGCGACTGCCGCTTTGCAGCCGCTTACCTGAATCCATGACCCGGCTCACCGAATGGTGGACCGTGGATGCCTCTTGATACGGCGCGGGTCCACTGCCTCCTCTTGCCTCGCCACCACCGCGTTGCTGTTTAGCGGTAAAATCCAAAATAGGCATCAATAGGCTCGCGCTCTGCTTGTCCAAGGGCATGTATTTGATGTAGTCGTTGGAGGCCTGCAGCAGTTCCCCCGCGTTCATGGGGTTCTTTTTGATCAAATAGTACAAAAAGAGGGTGCCGAGAACCACGCCGGCCATTTGCAACCATTTCTTGTACCGCATCCAGTTTTTCAGGTAGCGCCCCTCGGTGTAAATATTGAATACCACCAAGGCGCAGATCAGCAACAGCCACAGTTCTATCCGCATGTTTCCACGTCCAATATGCTAATCTATATGGACAAAAGGACAGGTTCATGTCTGTGAAATCAAGTCCGAGACAGGGTATAAATGCCCAGGATCAGTGCCAGGAGCATGCTCACATAGATAATGTCCCGGGTGCGTATTTGGGTGCGGGCATGATGCAGGACGCGGGGTTGGTGCGCCTCGTAAAAGGCGTCTAAAGCCGCGTACATGGACAAGGGCGGTTTCCCCAAATGGACGTTGAACCGGTTATGTAAAAAATGCATCCAGCGCATGAAGGACTCGCGCGAATCCAGGTATGGCGACACGGGATATTTATCCAAGAATTCGGCCAAGAGATCGCCCATGGTCTCGTCGGGCAAAAACAGAGGCAAATTCTGAATCAAATCGTAATATTTGCGCTTGGTCACATTGGTCGGATGTTCCGGGTACGTATACGCGATGGTATGTAGCACAAACCAATAATGCGGTCCCCACACGTCGGGATGCAGGACAACTTGACGAGGGGGCATGATACCACGGTTCACAGTTACCATATAGGTCCAATGGAATCTGGGCACCAAAACGGGCGTTGTAAAATGATGTAAACAAATCGGGAAGGATCCTATACTTGTCCTTGGATTGCGTCCGTCATGAGCAACACGTCATCGGTGGTCACCTTTGTTACGGCCTACATGAATATTTATCCGAATAACCGTCTGGGTTCGCGAGACATGATTTGGCGCTTTGAACAATTTGCTAAAATCGCGCAGACGGGCATCCAATTGTGCGTGTATGTGGACGAGTCCAGCGTGTCGCTCCTGGACCAGTTCATGGTGACGTACCCCAACGTGCGGCGCATGCGGGTGTTCAAGAACATTACCGACACCTGGGTCTACCAGCAGTGGCGCCCTTACCGCAACATGCACGCGGGGACGACCCATCAGGGGTTGCCGAGGCACCGCAACATGCAAAAGGACACGTTGGAATACATGACGCTGATGCACACCAAGATGGAGTGTATGATGGATGCGATGAAGGTCAATCCTTGGAATTCCACGCATTTTGCCTGGATAGACTTCAATGTGGCGCATGTGTTTCGGGACGTGGCGGGGTCCCAGGCCCAGTTGCGCGCCATGGCGTCCAACGTCTGGAAACGGACGTTTTTGGCCATTCCCGGATGCTGGCAACCCCTGCCGTCGCCGATGAATACCGGGGCCATCACGGGGGTCATTCATGCCATCCACTGGCGATTCTGCGGCGGCTTCTTTTTAGGGGACATCGGTACCATGGCCGAGTTTTGCCGACTGTACACGACCTGGTTCCCCAAATTCCTGGCCGAATACAACCAGATGACGTGGGAGGTGAATTTCTGGGCGTGGATGGAGAGCAAAATAGACAACTGGACGCCCAATTGGTACGCGGCGGATCACAACGACAGTATCCTGGAGGTGCCGGCCGAATGGTGGTCCATGTGTTTAGCGAAAGACGTGGGGTCGTACACCGAGGTAGCGCACGAATGCCCGGAACTGGGCGGCGATTTTCACGCGAGCTCGGCGTCCATCGTGCCGATGTCGTGGGCGGGCGACGGCGGCTACTGGATGAACACGCGCTATGTGAACTACACGTTGGCGGACAACGGAGGGTATTTGTTTCCGAACAGCAGTGACCGTACGATTCATACCCGGAATGTATGCAGCCGTCTGGACCAGACCATGACCGCCGTGGAGCACTTTGAAATGCGCAATCCTGATACCCTGGTTTCCATCCCCGACTGCGAATACCAGGGCGTGGAAGACATTCGTCTGTGGTTGGACAGCACCGGGCAAGTGTGCTACGTCGGGACCAGTGTCAATTTTACACGGGACGGGGCGTCGGGTGGTGCAGGGAAAGGGCGCATTCTGCGCGGCGTGTACGACGTGATGGGACGCGCACTGATGGCGACGACGGTGGTCCAACCGCCGACCGACACGCCCTGTGAGAAAAATTGGTGCCCTTTGCCGGGGGACAAGCTCCTATACCGTTGTTCGGACATGACCGTGGGGCACGTGGAAGTGGGGACGGGTCAGTTTGTCGTGGACGCCACCCGGGAGATCAAGTCCCCGTGGTTTGACCAGTTCCGTGGGTCCACGTACTTCCGCACGTCTTTAGACTACCCGGGCTCGCTGGTGGGACTGGTGCATTTCAGTGTGCACGAGTGGCCGCGCCAGTATTACCATGTGCTCTTGCTGCTGGACGCCGAAACGTTGCGGCCGATTCGGCGAAGTCAGCCATTTACGTTTTTGCGCCGGACCAACATTGAGTTCTGCATCGGGATGCTGGAGACTCGGGCAGTGGATGGGACAGGGGGTTGCTACCATTTCTGGGTGTCGCAGTACGACCGCGAGCCGCGGAAAGTGACTGTGGCCACGGCGGACCTGCCGCTGTCCGTCGTACTGTAGTGCGCGGGCTTTTATCGCATTATAGTATAGTTGGCTGCCTGCAAAGACCAGTGCATCGGATGCCGAGTCGGCGACGAAATACCACGAAATGTGCACGAAAACGGCGACGCACGCTGAAACGTCGTATCAAGGGGGGGACAACGGACGACATAAAAGCTAATTTGCAACAGGTCATCCCACAAGGGATAGTTGAACAAAATAAAAATGTTTTTCAGGGAAACAAACCGACAAATACTAGCACGACAAATACGGGGGCGAAAAATACAGTAGATTTTATACCTCCTCCCACTTCTGAACCTGCTGATGAACCTGGTCCTGCTCCTAGTTATGCTGTTGTTCCTGTTCCTGCTACTAGTTCTGCTCTTACTCGTATTCCTGGTTCTGCTCTTGTTCGTGTTCCTAATTCTGCTCTTGTTCCTGTTCCTGCTACTAGTTCTGCTCTTACTCGTATTCCTGGTTCTGCTCTTGTTCCTGTTCCTGGTTCTGCTCCCCCCAGTAGTTCCTATAATGATGAGGCGGCTGAGCCAACATCTCAAGGAGAATATAGTAATTTGTGCAAGAAAGCTGCTATAAAATTTATAAAAAAATACGGTAACAAACCAATACCACAAGATGAATACAATCGTTTTATAGAACAAGAAACTCGCAACGGACTTGGTAAAGAAGAGTTGATTCGTTGTTTAAACGAACGCGGATTTAAAATATCAAATCCAATTACATCTGCTCCCGTTTCTGTTCTTGCTCTTGCTGCTCCTGCTCCTGCTCCTGCTCCTGCTCCTGCTCCTGCTCCTGCTCCTGCTCCTGCTTTACGTCCCAACCATCCTCTCCCTCTCCGAACTGATTTTTCGGATGATTCTTCTACGGTTTCTGAACATACTAGAATACATCATGATGCCCCATTGTCGGATAGTACAAAACAATTTGAAGAACAAGTAAAAAGAGAGAGAGCCGGTTCCGAATTACCCAATTGGACAAAAAACCTCCACGAAAATTTTTTTAGACCCGAACCCAAAAAACCAGGTATCAATACAAGTACAAATACTTCGCCATTACCAAACAGTGATGGTCATACCGAACATACCCCCAGTACCCAACCGACGGCGGCGGTTTCCTCCCTCACGGGCTTCTCAGTACCCAGTCAACCCAGTCAAGTTACCCAAGCTACCCAACCAACGGAGACTGTTTCTTCCCTGACAGGCTTCTCAGTACCCAGTCAACCCAGTCAAGTTACCCAAGCTACTCAAATGACTCAACCGACATTGATTTCATCCATGACAGGCACAGAACAACCCAGTCAAGTCAATCAAGCTACTCAAATGACCCAACCAACAGAAGCCGTTTCCTCCATCACCGCCGCGACCGCCGCGACCCAGGTAGTTCCGTCTTTCCGCCCAATGGTCCTGCTCAACGAATTCTATGTGACCTTTCAGATAGATAGTTCGGGCACCATGTTGCATCCCATGACAGTAAAACGCGATTCGTCCGGAGGCGATATAAAGTTGTATTTGGACCCCTCGTCCAATACGACTTCGCTTACTTACGAAGACCTCACCGTGTGGTACAATGCTGCCATGATCAATGCCATGGAAGAAACGTCCGACCTGAGTGCCAATATGCCTGATTCTTACCTGGTGACCTTCAAGCGGTACCTCCCAGAACCAATTACGGGACCGAAGCAACCGGAACCAGTGGAAAAGGAACGCATGGTCCTGAAAAATGGCGAGATGCTTTACCAGGACCCCGACGTAGGCGATTTGGTAGCAAAAAAAAGAGAACTGGACATCATATACCGCGCATTATCGGCGACGATTACCGGTTCAACCACGGCTACTACTAATATGGTAGATACTGCTGCGCCAATCATATCCGAAACTGCCAATGTACCTGTCGTTACTGCCGTACCCATCACAAGCCCGGGCTCTTTACCCGTCGCAACTGCGGCCGAGGTGGTGGCCGCGGCCGCCCCCGCCGACGACAAGTGGCCCAAGATTCAAGGACGAACCTTCGTGAATGGATAATTCAGATACGAACCGGAGTCAGGGGCGGTCGTGGGACATGTTCCAAGAATGCGTGGGTATATTCTGGCAACCATTGACGGTACGTGTGGTCCAGTTTGATCAAATAGTCCAACGGAATATCCTCTTCACCCTTGCGGTCGCGCTTCTGGATCCGTTCCAAACATATATGGGGGTCCACATCCAGGAAGAAGACGGCGTCCGGGTAGTACCGTTCCATCACAGACGGCGTGAAGAAACTCTCATAAATATTCATTTCAAACGCCGATATTTGGTTGGCCTCTTTCAACATGGCACAAAACACATGCCGACTGGCCGCCAGCGAACGCTCACATACAATGATTTCACACTCGGGGTGGGTGGCTATGGCCTCATCTATGGATTGCATGATGCTATGGAAGACCACGGTTTGAAATGTGAAACTGTAGACGGCCGGACATTTGTAAAATTTTTGGAGAATGGATTCGCCGTCGGTGGGATCGGTGAGCCGCATCCAGGTGTCCACCGGTTCGCGCACCACCACGACTCGGCGGGGATTCACCCGGACCTCCAGTTGGTCCAGGAGACTTGTTTTACCGGCCCCAATGTTGCCCTCCACGGACAATATGTAGGGACGGGGGTGCATGCTCGTTGGGCGCGGGGGCAGGGCAATGCAAAATGCCAGGAGCTCTTCCAGAGGGTCTTGAATACGGGTCATTTTCTTAGGTGCGGGGTAGGTGGGGTCTACTGACGTCATGTCATCTCTCGGGATACCATGACGCTAAATTCAATTTTTCAAAACTTTTTCAAAGTGGCCAAGGTGGCATTGGCGGGCGAGGACGACCCCGACCCTTGGCTGTATATCACGTAAGTCACCATACCCATGTTCGTCAAAACGGCCATGAAAATGGCCGCCAAGAAAGCGACATGGTAGGTATCCATCACTGTGACACAGATATATTTATTGTTGCATTTATTGTTGTCAAAGACGGAAAGGGACAAGACTGGACAACGGTCGTCCTCGTCTTGCTCATATTCGGGTCCATCTTCGTCCTCTTCTTCTTGGTCGTCGTCGTCATTCTCTTCTTGGTCGTCTTCCAAGTCGTATTCCAGGTCGTCGTCTTGGTCGTCTTCGGGTTCCCTCTGCACCTGGACCTGGACCTGGACGGTTTCCACGGTTTCCACCGGTGCCGACGAAACAGGTACAGATGAGGAAGTACCATGTACATACTTGCGCAAGTGGTTACGGAGGCCATTCTTGGTCTTATAGATACGTTCACACTGAGGACAAGGAAACGTATTAGGTGGGGGGGTGCTGGTCATTTCGTTCATAGCCCGAAAGGATCATATACTTGGGTGTAGGAGGACGATTCTAAATCGGTTTCAGTAGGCATCTTCATTGTCATATTCGTACAGTTCGCGGTCCCCTTCGTCGTACTCGTCTTCGTCCCCTTCATTGTCATCATTGTCCTCATTGTGTGCCTCGTCAGGGTCCTCTTGGTCGTCGTAATCGTAGTCGGGGTCGTCTTGGTCATTAATCCCAGCGCCGAACCGTTCCTCCACCGTATCGTCCACGAATTCCGCCACCTCCTTTTCAAACTGCGCGTCGTTCTCCTTGAGCAGGTCTTTGGCATTGACACTCCAGCGGTTCAGTTTGAACACCTTTTCCATGTACATGTACCGGCGGTCACTCTCCGTCGCTTCTTGGAACGTCCGCATGATGCGCGCCTTTTCCTTGAACCGCGACTTTTCCACCTCGCGCATGATGTCCGCGTACGACATGTTGGCGATTTTCTTGTCCGAATACAGCATTTCCATCATGGCCACCATCCACTGCGTCGCGGTCTGTTTCGTCTTGGTCCCCGCCGACGTTTTCGGGAGCCGATGGCATAACATCACCACCTGGTCAAAGAGGGAGTAGCCCACGAATTTAAGCAGTTCTTGGACCACCGTCTCGGAAAACAGGCGGAAATAGCGCTGTCCCGCCTTGTCAATCGGCGCCTGCACCGGCAGCAGTTGCATCAAGCGCACGGTATCCAACAGGGCCGCTTGCCATTCCTGAATGAGGGAGGCAAATTCGGGGTCGGGGGACGCAAACCGAGCAAACCATTCGCGGTTCTTGTTAAGAAACGTCGTAATCACTTCTTGGTGCTTGGCCCCCATCTCCCAATGCTTCGGGATGCGCCATTCCTTGTAAAACTGGCGGTTGAAGATCATGGTCGGAAGGATCTTGACCAAAAACACCATGGCGTTCTTCATGAACTGGGCCACCGCTTGAAGGTCGGTCGGACCGGTGGCTCCCCATTCGGTCCACTGAGACAACACCCGGTCGGCAAAATCACGCTGGGTACCTTTGGGTACAAATTGGACAATGCGTTCCCGGGCGGCCTCATTGTAAGGACCCAGTACATTGACCAACGCGTCGGAAACGGCGTGCATGCCTTCGGTGTCTCCCCCTTTGTCAACATTCACGGGATGCTCCAATAGCACGATTTGGGGGTCGTATTTGACCAAGACCGCCAGGAGTTCCTGCCGCACCGTGTCCAAACGCAAAGGCACGGCGCCAGCGGCGGTGGCGCTGGCCATCGCCTGTCCCACTGCCAAGAATTCGGTCAGGACCTTGACCGCCGTGGGGGTTATAAACTGGATGTCCACATGCACCCGCCGCGCCACGTTGACCCGGCGTATCAAATGGTCGTAGTCCTCCCAGCTGTACTTGCGCCCCATCTGTTTCAGCGCCTGTATTTTTTCGGCCAGCGTACCACGGGGCGCGTACCTCTCGGCCGCCGGCTTGGTCGCACACACGGGCAACAGGTACTCCGGGATGTCTTGGTCCAACCGGTCAAATTGGCAAAAATGGATAAACGCCGCATAGATGAGCTCTTCGGCGGGACCCGACGTCACCTCCGGACGCACCAAGCGGGTGTCGTCGCTGAATAGGTACATCGGTGCCTGGGTGCGCCGGCGCATGTGGTCCAACCGGGTTTGGTACTGGGCCATGTTCCGCAAAAAGGCCCCCAATACGGGCGATTCACGCATAAAGTACTGCAGGGTCGTTTCTTGTACCGCCGTATCATTGCAGCACGCGTTTTGAATAAAGGGCACCCCCACCGACGTTTTGAGCAGCACCTCCTTGCTGCGTACGACCCGGTGAATCGCCTCCACCACCCCGTAGCCGTAGCGAATGGCCTGTGATTGCAGTATCAGAGGGTTCTCAGAGGGAGAGGGTCCTCCCGGGACCGGGAGTCGGTCCAGGACCCCAATCTCCACGATGGGTGGTAACAGGTGCCGCCACGTTTCCAGTTGGTAACGTTCCGGAATGACGAATTCATCGGGATGTTCCGCACGGTAGGTGAGCTGACGCTGGTAGAGATCATATACATCCTTGCGGGTTTCCAAGATGCGCTCCAGGGTCTTGCGCAGCATCTCTTGAATGGTCTCCTTTTTAATGTTCTTGACGCTGTTCCACGGCGGCACCGAACTCTTGACCAGTTGCAGAATGCAAACCAAGTATAGGATCCCACTCTGGTCCTCGGTGGATTCCGTCAAGGGATACCCGGTAAACGACTTGACGCATCCCGGCACAGTTTTCTTGGTACGTATCGGGGGCAAGGACGTTTGGATCCCGACCAACAGCGCAGCCATCGTCAAAATGATCACATACTGATGTTCGTAGGTTTTGTATTTGGCGGCGAGCTTGGCCGCGGGTTCGTTGCTGCGCAAGGACAGGTCGCGGATGAACTCGTCGCGGGGTTTCACCAAGACGGCGTGAAGTTCCAAGACGGTGCGCAACACGAACCCCCGGAGGTCATTTTGGGATTCAGTGGCGGGGGGGAGCTCCATGGCCTGGTAAAACGTATGGTAAACATTCTTGACCATCTGATGCAGTTCGGTCTCGGCCGCGGTCACGCCAGTAGCGGCCGCAGTCCCCTTGTCCGGAGGCGACCACGGGTCCGCGGCGGCGGCGGCCCCACTTTCCTCGGGAGGAATGACCAAGGCACTGGCCGTCTTGATGCGGAAACCGTGCTCATCGTAGAGTTCTTCGTTGACCCATTCTATTTTGGTAAGGATGTACCCACTGTGCTTGTCCACGATGGCGTCGCCGTCGTCGCTCAACATTTGAAACTGTGTGAGTTCCTCTAGACGGGCTTGGTACCCAGGTTCGCCTTGGGTCACATACTCCTTGGCCAGGTCATGGAAAAACGCCGGCAGCAGTTTGGTATTCGTCTGGGTACAGTAGAGCCAGTGGGCATCCTCGCCCAATTCTTCCGTCATGGCCCGGCGCAGCGCCCCCGTCTGGAAAAACCGGACCAAGTCGTGTTGCCGTTTCGCGAAATCGGACTGACCCAAGATGTCGTCGCGCAATTTGGTATAAGGGGATACCGGGGGTGCGGGGGCTTCGGCGCGAGCTCGGGCCATCTGGGCCCCCAAGGCATGGGCCAAGCGGCTGTATTTTTGTTCCGTCACCGTTCGTAGCCGCTCTTTCGCGACCAAGAGCCGCGATGCTTGCAGGACCCAGGTTTCCATCCGTTGGGCCATGTCTTCTTGAGACATTTCCAGGCGCGAGGCCATTTCTTGGACGGCGACCTGTTGCCGCATCTGCTGGATGCGGCGTTCAGCGGAAGCAAAGGGGTCGCAGGTAGCCAGGCGCGGGTTCTTGAAGCACATCGGCTGGGCGTCGCACCAAGCTTGGTTGAACTGCTTGGCGGCGCTTGACCCGACTGCCTTCTTGGGCCCCCCGGTCGGGAACGCGGCCTGGATCAAATACGACAAATCGGCAAAGGATTCCTCCAGGACCGACGTGTCCCGGACCCATTTGTTCTTGACGCGACGGTAGAATTCCCGTTCCGATTGAGCGCCCTCGGTCTCGCTGTCCTTCTTGGAAACCACGTCCAACATGGCATACTCCCCTTCTTTCACGCGTTTCTTCTTGGCAACCAACGTCTGGGCCAGTTCACCCGCGGCCTCCTTGGCAATGCCGTGTTTCTGGGTCAAACTGACGGTGAGTAAATCCAGGAATTCGCGCATGGCCTGGCTTTTCTGCCCGTCCGCCTTGTCCGTGGTCGGCATATCCGCCTTGTATTCGTTCAAAAGGGAATAGGGCGTATCGTCAAACTCGGGGTCGTAGAAGACGTCGTCTTGGTAATTGTCCTTTTGCAAATCGCCGAGCGACGTGTACCGCTTGGTCAGGAAATACCGGCTGCATTTCCCATTTTTGGTGGGTACCTTGGTCCCCTCGTCTTCCAGGCCGTCCTCCGCGTCGTCGGGGGCCGCGGCCGCCTTGAGAAACGCGTCGGCCACCACATGATGAAGCGTAGCATTGCGCATCAGCAACGTAAACAGCGCCCCGTAGTCCCGTTGGGTAAATTCCTGGATGATCTCCGAGGCCGAGGTAGGCATCCACGGACGGTCCGCGTGCAACTTGAACAGGCGGTAAGCGTCCAAGAAAATCTCGTAAAGGGTCCCTTTGTCCAGGAGTTGCCGCGCCAGATTATGTTCCATCATGTGGGTCACATGCGACGGCGGAAACAGCCGCTCATATTTTTGTTCCAATTTGCGGTACCCCTCTTTGCGCGCATAAAACTGCTCTTTGTAGGCCTGGGCACGTTTCCCCATGAAATACCGGATGCGGTTGAAAGCAGGATAAGGAAGAGAATCCATGGTCACCGCAAACGGTTCCAAGGCCGCCAAGAAATCGAGGACATTGAGCCCTTCAAACGTGGACCAAGAGGTTTGCACCAATTCCACCAGGTCAAAGGTGGCGGGAAAGATGGTATTCAGGAAGCTCCTATACATGTCTTGGGTGAGGGGCGTCTCTTCCATGAGGGTCGGGTCCAGGGTGTAGTTTTGCATTCCACGCATGAAGTTCTTGGTCAGAATCCCCGTCTTGGCAGCGCGCTCCTTGGCACCGCGTCGTTCCGCCGCCTTGGCACCGCGTCGTTCCGCCGCTTTACGCGGGGCCAGCGTAGAAAAGTAGTCGGCATCCAGGTCATCCACGACAAAGGTCGTGACCCCCCCGGACTGACCCAAGGACCGGAATTTAAGCCAATAACTGCTGCCCCACAAGGTGCGATGCATGATGTCCAGGGCAGGCAGATGCACACGCGAAAACTGGGCCACCGACGCTGGCAACGTGAGCCACGACTGGACCGCCATCGGTTCCCCGTGGCCCATACGCCGGGGATGGAAGACGCGGCGGTTGTCCTCTGAACGCTCCATGTAGGTGGCCGCGTCACTAAAACGCTGTACCAAGAAGGACGTGGGTTTCAGCGACGTATATTTAGCCTGGGAGGCCGCCGCCGACGCCGAAAATTCACGGCCGTAGACGGCATTGTCCACGACCGACTCCCACCGGTCATTGGCGACCGTGAAGACGGTGAGGACCGATTTACGTGGTACCATGTCGTCGTAGGTGGTGAGGGGGGCGTCAGAGACCGGATGGAAATAGGGGTCCAGGGTCTCCATCCAGTGCCGGTACGGATTGACCACGCCGTGCATGGCATCGTTCTTATAATCCCGAAAGGCGTCCGCCAACGGTTCCACGTCCAGCGGCAAGAGCACCGTATCCCCCGGCTCGGTGAAATCGCTCGCCGATTCGTCGTCCAGGTAATACATGTTACGCCGGGTCTGCGTCACGGGCATCAACCACGCGAGGGGCACCGTTTCAGGTACCAAGACGTGTTCCAAAAGGGGCTTGTACCGCGTTCCCCGGACGCGCACCCCTTGAATCTGGTGCGTATAGGGGTCCACCAACGAATACGCCTCACGCAATTCCCGGAACCGGTCCAACAGGCGGTGAATGCCCTGGGTCACTTCCAGACTGCGCTGGGCGTTGGGAATCTCGGCCAGCAGTTCGTTCATCAGACTGGTCAACTGGGTTTCAATATTGAAGACCATCTCATATTGCTCCTGTTCCACGTACTGCTCCACAACATTGCGGTCCTTGCCAAAGAACAGTTCGTCCGCCTCCAAATACTGCTCTTGGAGCGTCTGGTCCAGGGGCACGTCGTACTCTATGGATTCGGGGAGAAACAACATCACCTCGTTGTCTGGGGTGTACTCCATGGAGGGGGTGGCCGAGGCCGCGGCCGAGCCCTCTTCGCCGGTGCCTTGGTCCTCTTCCCCCTTGGCCTCGTCCTCGGCCTCGGCCCGACGAGCAGCGGACGGCGCCGACCGCAACACAAACTTCTCAATATGCAAATCCTCCGGAAGCCCCCGATAGCTAAAATCAATGTATATGATCTCTTGGGACGGATGCAAAGTGACTTCTATCTGGTCTTCTTCTAAATGGGTGATTTTACCTGTAAGCGGGTCCGTGATACCCACGAAAAAAATATCCACCCACTGTTCCGGAAGAAGACCCTTTTGACGGGCGTACCCGGGCTCTTTGGCCCGCGTGAGCAAATCTATCCGCCGAATAGAAGACGGTTCTTGAAGATGCCCGTTGTCATCCAGGCGCAGCACCACCGCGTCCAACGTGGTGGTATCCACCAAACGTAAATGGTCGTCGTCAATGTAATCCACCAGAAAGGTGCGTTCGTTCATGTCTAATTTCACGGTACTGGGACTGGGACTTGGTTCTGCCGTGTCCGAGGTTGGAGGCTTGGTAAATACCTGAATGATATCGCCGTAATGCAGAAACTGAGATTCCGAGGGCGACCCTGGAGTAGGCGTCGGTCGCCCAGATGCTACTTCTTTTTCGCTCATAGAGGTGTAACTACTAGTATGGTGAGATGTTTTACGTACGTATTCACCGTCGGGAAACGACGACCACTTCGTTCGTCATGGCTCCCGGATTCCTAGAGTGGATGGTGCGCTTGCATACCAAGACTTCTATCGGATACCCAGCGTACTGTTCATGCACCCACGGAACATCGGAATTGTTCATCACCCATTCTATCCCGCGTTCGGTCATGGTGCGGCACAGGCCGACCAGTTCGGCGTGGTAAGGGAATCCCCCGTGATTGTACCCCACGAACGATGTGGTCTGTTCCGGGACGTACGGCGGATCCATGTAGACAAAGTCCCCGGCGTCCACGAGGGGGACCGTGGACCGGAAATCGGCACACATGAACCGGACGCCGGCCAAAAGTGCCCCCAGTTCCCGGAGATGGGCAGGGCAATATACCGTGGGGGAGGCGTAGTTACCGTAGGGTACGTTGAACCCGCGGGGGCCCATCCGGTACAGTCCCCGGAACCCGGTTTTGTTGAGGAAGATAAAGTACGCCGAGACCCGGGGGTCGGGCGGCGTCACCGCATTCGTCTGAAGGGCCGCATTGAATTGCGCCCGGACCCAGTAATAATGGTTTTCGCGGGATAGTCGGGCCTCTTCCAAGGTGGCCGGCTGACGTTGGACCGGACCTTCCCGAGGACATTGCGCATGTTCCTGGGTGAGTTGTTCCAAGGTCTGTATCACTATCTCGCGAGTCGCCGGGTCTTGAAGATGACGGTACATGACAATTAAATGGGGGTTCGTGTCGTAAGCGTAGATATGACCAGTTACGCGTATCTGTCCGGCGTGAACGGCTTCTAGGAGTCCTAAGAGTACGGAACCTCCGCCTAAGAACGGTTCGTGATAATTGCGTATTTCGCGCGGAAAATGGCCCAACACGCGGTCCAAGATTTGCGTCTTGCCTCCGACCCATTTGATCGGGGGTTTCAGTACCATCTGGTCGGGGTGATCCTATACACTCTTTAGGAAGATGACCAGGGGGAAGAACAACGAATCAATTTTGTGTGGGTGTGTGGGTGGCCATGGCCGTGACCAAGGCAAAATGGCGTAAAGATTGGGCCGTACAACTAGGTAGCCGCACGTTTGCTTTTATTATTCCGATGGTCCAAACTCCTACCAAGCCGCGAACCGATTCCGGATGCGCGAGACCGCCTCAGTACCGTCTAAATTGGGGACTGGCGCCTCTCTCGGCCAACGTTCGTACCCGCATGTGTCGGACCCCCTACAATAGCTACCGGGTTCTGCATCATGCGCCTGGTGTTGCCGTGACCGCCGAGGAAACCCCCTATGCGTCGGTCGTGACGGATGCCGAGACCGGGGAAGTGTATGGGTTTTCGTCGCCGGCCACAGTGTCGTTGAGCGATTTCATTCAACGCGTGGTGCCCGCTGGACAGCCACGTACAAGACCGCTCCTAGACGTTTCCCGCATCATCGTGTCCGAGCGGATAGAGGGGACCGCCATCAATCTATGGTTTGACCGACGTGCGGACCGATGGGAGATTTCCACACAAGAAGCAGTGGGCGGCGACTACACCTATTACCGCAATTACCAGATGGAAGACGCCGACCCGAACCATGCCCGGGAGAAGGATATTCCGATGGGAGGTTTTGCCGGTCCGACCACGTATTTGCGCATGTTTCTGGATGCACTGGTCGGACCCGCGACGCCGTTGCCGCCCCCCGCCCTTCTCAGTGATTTCCTGACGTCCCTGATTTCCTCGTGGAAATGGTCCAAACGGTACTGCTACTGTTTTGTCCTGCAGCACCCTCATAATCCGCTGGTCTTCCACATCACGGTACCCCGGATAGCACTGGTTGCCGTCTACCAAAAAAGACGGTTCCCGCGTTCGGCAACGTCGGTCACCATGCAGGCGATAGACCCGACGGTATTCCGAACATGGGAGGAATTCCAGAGCGTCCCCGGGCTGTTTTTCCCCGCCATGTTGACCGACCCGCTCTCTTACCAGACATTTCTGCGCCCGTACCGGTCCATTCATTCCCGGTTGGAGGACGTGGGGGCGGGGGTCATGTTGACCGACCGTGTGACCGGACTGCAAACCAAAGTAGAAAGCGCCTTATACGAAGAATTGCGGCGACTGCGCCGGAACCAGCCGGTCTTGTTCTTCCAATACCTCTGCCTGCACTACACGAAAAAGACGACCGAGTTCCTCCAGCATTTCCCGCAGTACCAGTCAGTGTTTGACCTATTCCGTCAGGATTACGTGGGATTCATCATCAACCTGCATGCGTCCTATGTCACCAAGTACGTGGAGGGGTCCGACGAACCCATTGCCCCGCGATATTTGCCACATATCCAATACCTGCATCATTATGTGGCATTACCCCGGTGCCCCTTCGGGGGGCAGGGGGCGACTCTCCATATGGTCCAGGAATATTTAGACAAATTGACGCCCGAAGAGGTATTTCGTTGTCTGGACGTCGACGCCCTCTTGCCGAAAACCGTGCAGGTATGAATAAGCCGGTCCGTAAAAAACATAAAGATGAAATAGCTGTATTGTACATCTAGTGCAAAAGCCGGAGAGCACCATGACGACCATGAAAAGTACCCTATTAAAATCGTTCAATACGCTGTTTTTTGATTTTTTGGGGGACATCATGACCGCCTACCCAGAGAACAAGGAGATAAAATATGCCAACGACAAATTTGAGTTGTTGCGCCGAGGTAACCCCACCATCATCATCAAGTTCTGGAAGACATACGTCTACGACCCTTATCGCGAACAACTGGAGGCGGGCGACATTACGTTTTTCATTGAGAAGGATTACCGGTCCGATTTTGAACAGTCCAACGGTGGGGCATTATCAGACTCTTATAGCAAGATCTTGGACATGATTGAGAGCGTGCGTTCCACCATACGCGACATGGACGAAGCAAATCGCGCCCACTCGGCCAATTATGTGTTGAACCTCAGTAAGTTGAGCGAGGCCTATGCCCAGGCGGCTTAACGGTGAGAGAGAGAGAGGAGGGGGATCCTATACATTCCTTGGAAGGAATGCATCGGATGAAGGGGTTGGTTTGGCGGCGGGGGATTTAGATGGTCACCGACACTTGGAACGACGAGCCGGCCAAATTGAGAATGTACGGCGTCAATGTGTAGGAGTACGTGTTACCCGCAGTGAGCGAACTGGACACGTCGGTCCAAACGGCGCCGACGTAGTTGGCTTGAGAAGCGAGGGTGGAACAGGAGACATTGTACGAGGCTGCGGTGCCCGTGGACCCGGAGGTAACAGCCCGCTGAACGGCCAGATAGCTGAATATACCGTTCACGCCCAGACCGACCACCGGGTTCGGGTACTGGCCCGCTATGAAAGTGTAGCTGGGGTCCAGGGCGGCCGTAGTAATGCTGGGAGTCAGAGAGGAAGACGTCGGCCGGTAATTGTAGCTATAGAGCACGTTGAGTTCCGGGAGGGTGAGGGCACGGGTATAGAAGCGGAATTCGTCAATCTTGCCGTTGAAATAGGCCGCGGTGGGAGCGTAACCGATGAACGTATTGTTGTAGGTCACTGACCCACTATAGGTGAGGTTGGTTCCTTTTCCGACAACAGCGCCGTTGATATACAGATACTGGGTCGCGGTGGTCCCGTTGCATATGACCGTATACGCGTAGAAATTCCAGGTGTTCATTTGAACGGCATTGGATGGGGGAACGACGATCCCGGTAATCGCCGTACCATTGTACGACGCCGTCAGGGTCGGACTGGCGGCCGTGGCCAAGGACGAAAATCCCACATATAAACCGCCCGGACTCGTGGACGACGTATTGACGTTGAAGATGGCCGCGTTGCTTGGGGTCTGAGGGCTGGTATAGGAAGGATAAAACCAGCCGGTCACCGTCATGCCGTTGCCGGCGACGGCGGACGGTGACACATAGTTGTTATTATTCAGTAAATATTGTTGATTCGCAGCGGTAAGAATCAAATCCCCCGAACCAAAATTCGTGCTGGTGTCCACCATAATATTGCCATAAAGCGTACTGTCGTACACGCCCACCATCGTGGCAAAATTTGCATATGAACTGGTAGATATCGTCGCCATGTTTATCTAGGACAAATCGTCGTCTATTCTTATATTAGACGATGATAATTATGCCATTGCGAGCACCGCGGTGAGTCCCACATATACCGCCGTAAAGAGTGCGCTTTTTACGGCGATTCCGTACGCACTTAACTGACCGTCCGGTTGATACAACCACGACCATTTTCCTAAACGGGTCTCTCCGTGACCCGTAAGGTTGTTTGGCAATCCTAAACGGGTCTCTCCGTGACCCGTAAGGTTGTTTGTCAATCCTAAACGGGTCTCTCCGTGACCCGTAAGGTTCGGCAATCCTAAATAGGTAAACATGAACCGCGATATGAACTGCATCTGAAAAATAAAATACAGCAACGCAATCAGCAGGGGATGTTGATACGTCCTAAACATGGTTTCGTACCATTCTTGGTTCTGCTTTTCTCGCTCATGTTGCTGGATTTTGTCCGACTCGGTCGCATCGTATTCCTGAATGTAATCCTTCACCCGTTTTCGGGGAGGAGGAGGGATATAGTTGGCCTGCACCGCCTCGTCTTGGGAATGACGTGTAGTGTCCAGGGGAATGTCACGCGAAGGCAGGCGCTGAATTTCCGAAGGAAGCATTTCAGGTAAAATGGAGGTTGAACCGGATGGTTCTTGGCCTTGGCCCGTTCCTTGGCCTGGCCTTGACAAGGAATCTAAAGGCGTGGAATTGGCAAAATGAGTCTGCTGCGGTTGCGGTTGATGTTGCGGTTGCTGCTGCTGCTGCGACTGGCCGGGCCGCATTTGCGACGTCGGAAACGGCATGGAATCCACCGAAGGCACGCTGTTTCCGTAGGGATTGGGATGAATATTCAACGGCATGTAGTTATTGCCCCCCGCAATGATGGTATTGGCGAGGGGGACACCGTTGTCCGGGGCATTCGCTAAACCTGGGTAATCCGTCGGGCCCATGGGCAAATCGCTTAAACGGGTCGTGTTGGCCATGGAATTTCACTGGACCTTCTTTGCTACTTTGAGACATTTCGTGGTACGCCAGGCTCCGCGACCCGCTGGGCCACCAAACCCTCCGAAAAGGGCAAGGTTTTCTTGGACGGGTCACAGGTCACCGGAACCGCGTCGTACTTGTAACATTTATGGTCATACTCAAATATCTTGCCGTCTACCTTTTTGATAACCGGTCCATTGAACTGAATGCAATCCTTATCTTTGCACACCTTGTAAAAGAGCGAGGCCAGTCCAATGCCCAAGATGATGGAAACAATCATTCTTCCCGTGGGCGAATTCACTAAACGTCGCAGATTCATGGTGTTCTAGAGAGGGTGGGAAGGATCCTATAGTATACGTACATAAGGGGCGGGCGCAAGAGGTGGTCACTAGATTGCAATCTCTATCCGGGTAAACGTCTCGGTCGGCGATACCATGGGCTCCGGGTTTGCTGCCGGCACCATGGTCGCCATCAGTCGCCGACGGTGCGTGAGAGACGTTTTGTGCAACTCGTCCACCGTACGCGTCAAAAAATCAATCTGCGTTTGTTGTTGCCGAATCAGGTTGACCACGTCCTCCATGGACAATTGTTGGGGCGGCTGGCCCGGTTGCTGAATCACAATGGCCGGCTGACCTTGTTGCTGCTGGGCCTGTTGTTGGGCCTGTTGCTGGGCCATTTGCTCACGCATCATCTTGTCGCGCTCGGCTTCAATCTCCTTAATCTGCTTCTGGACGTCGGGCTTCATGTTCGGCAGTCCGGGCGCATAATTATCCAGGAGCTTGTCCACCTCCTCCATGAAAAAGCGTTTGATGTGCGCCTCCTTCGGCAACTTAAAAAAGCAGTCCACGTCACGGTCCGATTCGCAGACAAACATCGGGTTCATGTTCTCCAACAGTTTGCGCTTATCAAACGTATTGTGTTCGTGGGAAATGCACAAGATGCATTTGAACGGGTTCAGCTGCACCATCGGAATCGTGTATTCCTTCAAAAACTTCTTCTCCTCGGCCAGGCACGCCGAGGAATCGTATTTGGTAATGTCAATGAGTTCGCGCCGGTACGCAAAGGTACCGTTGGTTGCGTGCTGCGTGGGAATCGGAATGTAATCGTCTAAATTGGCCCCGATGCGGTTGCGGTGTCCGTAATTGGCCTCGTGGGCTTTCTTCGCCTCGGGCGACACCATATACGGTCCGAATTTGTAGAGCTTTTTAATATGCTTGAAATAGAGAAACATCTCGGACGAACCCGCACAAAGTGCCCCGGGATTGCGTTCCAGCATGTCCACCGAGTGCGAAATGCGCTCGCTCATCATGACGTCGTCGTCGTCCATGGGGATCACATACTTGGTCTTCTTGTCTATCAGCGAGTTGGCATAGTTGCGCTTGGTGCCCAGCGGGACCTTGGTCTCCATGCGGTAATACCGGACATTGGGCATGGCCGCGGCGTCCACAATGTCCTTGATAGGGTCGGTGCCGTCGTCCACAATGATAATCTCTATACGCGACTGGGGGTAATCTTGGTTCCGCACCATTTCCAAGAACGTGGGGATAAACGGCCGGCGGTTGTAGGTAACACACAGGACGGAAACAAACGGCCGGCGCATTTCCTCCGGGGTGGCCTTCAGCGGCACCATCGGCTTGGGCTTGGCGGTCGCGAGCTCCGGAGGCAGAGGAGGGAGTTCTGCCAACGCCTGGTCAATTTCGTCCGGTCCCTGCGGCTTCTTGGATTTCTTCTTCCCCATGGTTTGTGTATGGATGACAGTACGGCCCTCTATTTATGTCGCTTTTGTCGCATTCTTGGGTGGGACACGGAACCCGTCTTGGTCCACGGAAAATTCAATGACGAACCCGCCCGTATTTTTCTCTTGGTAACGATGTATCATTACAGGGAGAAAGGGTGACAGGCGTCTGGATTCGGATTCGGGCAAGAATTGGACAAAAGCGTCAAATTGACCAGAGTAAGCGAACTGACTTAGTATATGACCTAAATCTTCGCTACAATCGGGGGTGATGGGCTTGGTAATGCCATGTGGAAACAAGGTACATTCCCGGGTAGGTATCATAATTACACATCAATTTCCCGCCGATTTTCTCAAAAATCGTAAGAAGTTCCTTGCACGACGCCATGCTATATGAGGGATGGGGTAAATCCTGTTAATGGGGGTCTGAGTAATGGTAGTCGGGGGATCCCGGAGATGGTTTATTTTCAATTTTCGCACACCTGGGCGCGTTGTCTCTGAAGAGAGGATGTCGGATAACATACTATAATCATGACCGACGTGTCCGCAGCAGAAGCTACAGTAGCAGCTGCAGTCGCAGAAGAGCCCTTGTACGAGCCGTTTAAATTGCCCATCACCTATGGGTCAGCGCAGCAACCCGGCCCCGATAGGGCGAGGTCAGCGCAGCAACCTGGTTCGACGAGGTCAGCGGGGCCGGCGAACCATTGCCGTCCCTTGTCGGCCACCTTGGTCCAAGATTTGGAATTGGTTCAGGGGTCCCAGCCACATACGTTGTCCATGTACGAACGTCTGTTCCAACCATCCCACGTCTTTGGGCGCCAACTCATTCCGGAATGGGGCAAGCAATTTAGTACAGACCCGATTTATTTGCGCGACACCCAGCGGGTCTTGATTGCCGTGCCCGAATACCAACGGCGGATGCAGGCGGCGCCTCCGGCGCCTTGCTGTGAACGCTTCTTGGACATCTGGGAGGGCATTCATCGCCCGGATTTCTTGGAAAAGTACAGCTACATGGAATGGTCTATACTCAAGTCTCTGAACGATTCGCCCACGTTTTTGCAGATACTGTCGGTGGGCAACCTGTTGTCGCCGGTATTTTCCCTCTTTATCCCCATCCTGTTTCTGATCCTGCCGTTTATTTTGCTAAAGATCCAGGGTACCGAGGTCACCTTGGGGCATTATGTGTCCGCCCTCAAAAACATTGCCAAGAACCATTTCATCGGCAAAGCGTTGGCGGGCCTGGAGTCCATGTCTTGGGACAAGCTCATATACGTCCTGTTGATGTTGGGACTCTATTTGATGCAGATTTACCAGAATGTCTTGGCCTGTTACCACTTTTACCACAATACGCGGCAGATGAACCAAGATTTGGTGGATTTGCGCGCGTTTTGCGCCTATTCGGCGTGTTCCATGGACACCTTTGTGGCATTGCACGGCGACCGGGCAGGTTACCGGGATTTCTGCCGGGATGTGTCTCGGAACGCCGTGGGACTCCGGTCCCTGGGAAAACGTCTGGAGGGTATTTCGGCCTTTGGTCTGCGCACGGGGAAAATGACGGAACTCGGCACGATGATGGCGGCGTATTATCACATACATGCCAATGGGGAGGTTCTGCGGTGCCTACGTTACGCCGTGGGGTTTGAGGGTTACATGGACAATTTGAAGGGGGTGGCGCGCCGTTTGACGGCGGGGCACGTGTCTTTAGGAAAAGTGGCGGGCGGGGGCAAGGGCAAACGGACCCGGTTCACGCACCAGTACTACCCGGCCCTGTTGGATTCGGCAGCGGGGGGCGGCATTGTTCGCAACCACGTGTCGCTCAAGAAGAACATGGTGATTACCGGCCCCAATGCGTCGGGCAAGACCACCTTCTTGAAGACCACGGCCATCAATGTGGTGCTGACCCAACAGTTGGGCTGCGGGTACTACGGCAAGGGCAGCCGTTTGCCGCGGCTGTACACTCACATACATTCGTATTTGAACATTCCCGACACGTCGGAGCGCGACAGTCTCTTCCAGGCCGAGGCGCGGCGGTGCAAAGACATTTTGGACCTGGTGGAGCAGGAGAGCGACGGGGTGCATTTCAGCATTTTTGACGAACTGTATTCGGGGACGAACCCGCACGAGGCGACCAAGGCGGCCTACGCCTTTTTGAAGTACCTGTCGGGACGTCCTCACGTGGATTTCATCCTCACGACGCACTACATGGAGGTGTGCCGGAAGGTCAAAACGACATGCCCACGGATTCAGAATTACCAGATGATGGTGGTGTTGCCCGAGACCGGTGCGGAAGCTGAACCTCCGAATCGGCAGATGAAATACACTTACCGCATCCAACGCGGCATTTCGTCGGTGGAAGGGGCGGGGAAAATATTGGAAGACTTGGACTATCCGTCCGAGATCATGGACGATTTCCAGGGAGTCTAGATGCTTACTTCTTCTTGGGTTCCATCGCCATACCCTCCTTCTTCTTCGGCGCCATATTCTCCCGGTGAGCCGGGTACGGGTTGAAGTAGCGCCACACGTAGCCGTAGGTAAAGTAGAAGATGAGGGCAAAGACCAGCGAGTGGACAGCCGCCTTGGTCATCGTGCTGCTCTTGGGCGGCAGGCTGAGGAGAACGCCCGGGGAGAGCAAGAAGAAGAGAATCGCCGCGTAAATAGTGACCGAAAAACTATACATGGAATTATAGTTTATCGCGATATTTTATTTGGTTGCAGGTCCGAGCGTGGCAAACGCCATCTTGGTCGGGGTCGGTGTCACATAGGAAGTGACGGCGGGGGTGCGCGTGGGTGCCTGGGTGGTCATCGCGCTAAATGTCGGCAAGGGGGTGACGCCCGGACTAGAGGTGCCCCCGTAGGCCACCTGGACCGGTACACTGGTGACTTTACTGGCACTCGCTGTCGGGGCAGGGGTCACATTCAGACTGGGTTGCATGGCCGGTGCCGCCGTCGGGCGGCGCGTGGAAACCGGGGTCGGACGCGCGGTGAGCCCCGTCGGATACGGGGTCACAGTTGCCGACATGGTCGGCGTCTTAGGCGTCGGCGTAAACGTCACCGCGGACGATGTCATGGTCGTCGCAAACGGGCTGGGCGTCGCACGCATGGGCGCCATCGTGACCGGAAGGGTTCCTTGGACTCCCGGCCCGGTAGGTGCGGCGGGTGCCGCTGCTACGCTGCCGAGAGATACGGGTTCCAATTCTTTACCCGCCGCCATGCTTTGACCCCATCGTTCCGAGGTCTTGGCCTCCTCATACGAACTGCCGGAGCTCTTGACCCACTGGTCTTTTTCAATGTCGGACACGGGCATCTTAGTTATAATGCCCCGAGATTTTTGATCCTATACATTCGTTCGCGAAGCTTAGCGGGGGCGAGGGTTTAGGCGGTCGCGGGCGCGGGAATGGGGACCGGGTTCTCCGCGAGGACAGGGCCCGGACCCCGCGGCTTGCCCCGACGCTTCTTTTGCACCTTCGTGAACCCCAGGAGTTCGTCGGCGCCCGCCGCCTGGGCCGGACCAGGCGAGTCCTGCTGCTGCTGGGCCGGGGGAGGGCCCCGTCCTCGCGGAGGACCCGCTGGCGCGGTGCGGGAACGGACAGGTGGGGGCATCCGGGCCGATGCGTGAGGTACGTGAGGTACGTGGGGCCGCGGCTCGCGCATCGTAGACACCGACGTACGGCGCGTCTCGCACATGATGGGACCTCCCTTCACGCCGCTCACATCCATCGCCTGGAACTCGTGGCCATTGTCGTTCGCCTTGACCAACGTGAAATCCACGTACTCTCCCTGTACCAAATACTTGTACTGGGAATTCGTGACCCGAATAGACGTATAATGCACGAAAATGTCCTTCTCATTGTAATCTCCGGGCTCACACACTGTAATGAACCCGAAGCCAGCCTTGTTGTTAAACCACTTCACGGTGCCCGTCAAACGTTGAACAATGACCGTATAATTGAAACTCGCATCCAGCGAATCAGTCGGAATCTCAGAGGACGTCATGGTAATCGGGAATAGCGGGAGCGGGGGACTGGTCGTCTAAATAAGAACCAATATACCCTAGTAATTCGGGAATCTTTATGTGGCTTTTACGCCTGGGGCAAAACCCACATAGACGGTTTGTGACATACCAAGACAACCAGCGCTACCAGTCTGCGAGTCATGTCCGAATTTACGACCGTCATTACCCGCGACGACTTGCGCAAGAAATACGAAGAAGCGCTGCAAGCAAAAGAAGAGCAGGAACGGGACTTTGTGGAAAGGGCTGTGGACGATATCCAATATGGGGTATTGCAGGCGAACGAACGAGGCGAAACAAACTATAAACGCATGTTCATGTGCCACGAATGTAAAAAGAGGGAGGTAATTGAGGAGATTCGGGACCGCGTGGCCAACATATTCGTGGACAGTGTGGTCACGCTCCAAGAACACAAGTCTATGGCGTACCTTACCTCATCTTATCTGATAATTGTCGTTCAATGGGATCACGACGCGCCCTCCGCGGGAAACACGTAGGGCGGCGCGGCATCGTACGCCAACTCCATGCATCCTTGCATGTAACGGTTCCATCCAGGAAAATCGCATCGGATATTGCGTTTTGTCAAATACAGCGCCCGGTTTCTTTGGACGTGGAGGGGGTCTTCTTCTCCCGGCGCCACCGGCGCATCATCATTCACATGTTCCCAAGGCAGTTGCCCCCCTAAAGCCATGTATAAAGCGATGTAACCGACCTGAAGGCAGTCGTCGCGCCGGGAATTGCGGATCCCCAGATGGCTAAAGACCGACGCATACAACAGCGACCCCACCACGGTTTTGGCCGGTTCCGCGGATTTAGGTAAATGTTTTCCCGTGAGACCATCCACATAAAATGTGGCCAAGCCAAAATCGGCCAACACCGGTTCCCCCTGGTCATTGAGTAAAATATTGTCGGGCTTCAGGTCGCGATGAACCACGAAAAGGGCGTGCACTTCGCGCAAGACATTCAGAATCTGTTGGGTTTTCCGATGAATGACCTCGTACGTGAGGGGTGCATGTTTTTGTACCCACCTGGTCAGAGAACCCCCTGAATAGTACGGAATCGCCAACATCGGCGTCGTTTCCACCACGCCGTACCACAAGACTTTAGGCACCGCAAGTCCCTCCCGCCGCCGTTTAGACACGCGTTGATGCAAATAATTCAGCATGGTCGTTTCGTGGCGCAGCACCTGAGACTCGGTATAGTCACATTTGATGGCGACCTGTGCCGACGACGGCGACGACGCCTGCCAATCTTTAGCTAAATACACTGTACCGAATGACCCTCGTCCCAAGACATCCATAATCTGGTACCGGTCCCGGATGAGCATCGTTCCTTCCATACTTCAAAAACCAAGACCCTACGTGTAAATCATATACACGCAATACGCGTATATGATTTAGTAGCGTGGGCAACATGTCCCAGTCCATCGCCGAAGCCGCATCCACCGAAATACAAAAGTGGTTCCAAGCCGCCCGTGAAGACACGTCGTTGCAATCCACACTCAATTTAGACGAAATATTGCACCAGGGATCCATCGGTAATACCCAGACCGGCGACACTTCCCTGCGCGATATTCACGCATGTACCCACCGGCAATTAGTGGCCCTGGGTCTCCCGGAAGACATGGTCCGGGACTACGGTCAGCGTTTGGCCGACTACCGCTACGTGGACGAAATCCATCAACTCTATTGCGGCCGGTACCTGCGCTGGATCCGCAAAAAAAAACCAGAGGGACCGGATCCGGGATCAGGTCCGGACCCGGACCCAGAACCCAAACCGCCTAAACTGGACATGGGGGGTATCTTGTCCGACATCCGGTTCACCGCGACCGGGGTCCATCTGTTTTCTCTGGCACCGCAAACCCGCTATCCTCGCCGAATCCTATACGACAATTATTTGGTCTTTCAACAACTTACCCCCGACGAACGCCTCATTTATTCTCTCGGCGCCGGAATTCAACGGACCCCGGCGACAAAGGCGCCCGAGGCCCCCGTGGAACCGAAGCCGTCTTCGCCCCGCTCCGTGGACGACAACATGATCTCGTCTTCAACCCATTCCACAAAGATGGGCAACGTGAGAGGATGACACAACTGGAACAACCGGGTGTGCTTGGTGATCCTATAGGTTTCGTTGGATGCATTCCGCATCGGTACCATGATTTCGCCGCGGTACCCTGCATCAATCAGGCCGATATGGTTGGACTGCATGAGGGGCGTCTTGGACAACGACGACCGGGGCATCAAATAATAGGCGGTGGCATGTTGGTCCACCTCGGTCCACATCTCGGCCTTGATGGCCAATTTGGCCATGTGGGTGGTCGCCAGTCCAGGTGGCACCTCCGTGTCCCGGGCAATCAACAGGTCAAAACCCGAATTGGGGAAAACCGCCGTGTGGACATGTTTATTATGCTGCTTCACATGTTCCTTATACATGTCACGCAGTCCCGGGACCGAGGGGTCCACCCACAAACGCAAACGGGCAAAGTCTCTACGCATGGAAAGTATAGGATCAAAGGGGTCACGGATATTTAGGGTACGATTCGTTACGGCGTTACCGTGGGTTGCCTTGATTCTTGTAGTCTTTCCACGAAATCAATTTTTCAACCACCGGCACCGGTTTCGGGGGCGCCGTCTCTTGGTACTTTTTATCTAAATTGTTCCCGTGGCGAACGGCCGAATCCAAATACATCTCCTTCAGCACTTTGCCCACCAAGACCGACCCTTCGTGCTGGTCTACTTTTTCGTCTTCCACCGCTTTGAGCACATCCAGGACCTTACCGAGGATCTCATAGTTGATTTCGTTGCGGAGGATCCGTTTGAAAATGTCCGTGTAATTCACGTATAAGAAGGACGCGACGGCCTGGGCTTCCAGTTCAAAAATCTCGGGGGTTTCCTCGGCCATTTTCCGTTGCTTCCGTTGAAACTGCACCAATTCCATCACATCGCGCTGAATCTTGGTACTGTGCTTGACCTCGCGAATATGCTTGGTATTGTCCTCGCAGTTGGTGGTATTCAGCAACCGCTTCAGATCCAGACGTTCTTGGGGAGAGATGTACAGATCCATGGCTCACGCTGCATGCAGTATACTATATGTCTTGGTCTGGTTCGCCGGAGACACTACGCGAACTGTGTTTGAACCACTTTCGCGCTGTGAGCGTCGTCTTCTTATCCCGGTACAATATAGTCAGTGGCGGGTCTTTCCACCAAGAATATATTCCATGGAAAATAACCGTTCTAATGTCCGACCTGATGCTGGACCCGATGGCAGACTCAATGCCGGGCCCGATTTGGACCTAGGAGGAGGACCCACGGACACGTCGTTTCCCATTTACCTCATTGTACCTTCTGCCCCCTCCCGGATACTCACCGTGGTCATTGTATTACTCATATACATCATCTATCTGGGTTTGATTGGCTTCATGAGTTCGTACCATACGAAATTTGTGCCGAATTATGCCATGTTGTGGGACTTTGTATGGGGCGGCAACAGCCAAAGATACCAAGACGATTTCAATCGGTATGTGCAAGGCGCGGTAATGTATGCCGCGGCCCATTTGGACCAAGACGGTTCCACGGCGGCCGCGGGGGGCGGCGGCGCCTGGCAAGGGGGGAAATGGGTGCCGTCGCGGGAAGGATTTGCACCCACGATGGACGAGCATTTAGCGGGTCCCGCAGGAACCGCAGGATCCGTAGGATCCGTAGGATCCGAGGGACCGGTGAAAGAAGAAACGTCGGCATGGACGGGAGTGGCCCGTTCCGCCTGGGATACGACCACACGGATAGTAAACCAAGCCATGGTTCCCACCTTTGTACAGGGGAACAAGGTCAAGGTGTCGCGACGGCGGTAGAGGACCGGACCGGCCCAGGATGATCCTATACATTCCATTCAGGGGCAGCCCGCGCCTTCGGGGTCTCTAGGATATCGTGTCGTATGGTATACGTTTGACTACCATGGACCGACAATATGCTCAGCCACTCACTTACACGGGATGCTGTGGTGAGTCGTTGGTACTCTTTATTTTATTGATAGTGACTATGATCATCGTGGTCTTGGTACTCAAATTATTCCTATACAGTGAATTGTACCGACACGACGGGCATTGTTATCCCGTGTTGTACTATTTTGGACAAACCGACGGATGCCGGCAGTACGTGGGAAAATACGCACGGTGGCATGCCCAACTGGCGGCGGCCGGAGGGGGAGAGGATGTGCAATGGATGGTGAACCCGCAGAATCGCCGCCAAGGGGCAGAGACGTTCATTGGCGACCCTCGCCGCGCCTTTAGCTATTTATGGGACGCCTATGTGGCGGGGGTCACGACCCTGGTGCAGACCCTCAACTGGTGGAAACGTTGCGTTCAAGAAGAGTGGCCTCTTTAGGCGCAGACCACCACGGGACACGACATCAAAAATCTCCGATTATCTTATCTGATAGCACATATGAAATTCTACACGTTTTTGTTGTTCTTCTTGGTCGTCTTGGTCATCTTGTCGTTCACCACGATGGGGTCATGCCGGGTGACGCCGTACTCCCAGGACCTGATGCTGACAAACCGCTACGAGAACTTCCGTGGGCAATCCCAGCGTCCCCTGGAGTACACCTCGGTCACCGACGGCAGTGAGATGGACGGGTCGCGGATGCCCGCCTCCGCGGCGGGGGGATGCAAAAAGGTGATGGGGTTCCAGGGCGTCTACTGTGCCGCGAACCAAGACGCGGCCAACCCGACCGACATTTATTCGCAGGCGCAGGGGAACCCGAGCTGCGCTTCCATGGGCTACTCCAATTCGCGCGGATTTCTCTGCATGAATGACCAGCAGGTCAAACTTCTCACGACCCGGGGTGGTAACGCCACCGGCATGTAAATAGGGGTCGGGCAAACGAGGTCGTAGCCAAAGGACATGTATAGGATCCTATACATGTCTTGGGTTAGGTGGGGCGGGTGGGGCGGGTGGGCAGCACTATGTTTTGCGGGCTTTGGTGCTGCTGTTGCGTGTGGTGCCGATACCCCCCGCGGTATGCAATTTATAGTAGACCTGTGAATTGTCGGTGAAGAGGCTCTTCATGGACATGGCCAGCAGGGACGGTCCCACGATCGGGGGGACAGGCGGATATCCCCACACCGGGTAGACCCAATAACTGAAGCTATCGGGATAGGGTGTACCGGGAAACAACACATCCCCTAATTTGTAGTAGGTCATGGTGTTGGTGTTATCCGAGGTGGCAAATACGTACCATCCACGCAGGAAGTTTTGCGCGGTGGTCGGAATGAATTGCGGCGCACTGTGGGAAATAACCGTGATGTCGGCGAAATAGGCGCGGGGGTCGTCAGAATACTGGGTGGTCCCAAACACCGTCCCATCGTCGCCCGGGGCGCTCACATACGCAATTTGAATCGGGGTCGCCCCGACACGCGTGCCTTGTGCTGTCATCGGTCCCAGCATCCATCGCGTCGCGTCGTCGGCGTCCACCACGCTGTGGGTGAGACCCTCCGGAAAGACATAGCCGCGCCCCTTTTGAATGGGGTAGCGCGTGCCGTCTATGACTAAACTGCCCGAACTGTCGTTCAAATAGAACAAATAGGTGGCGGCGAACGGTTGGTCATTGGCTTCCACGTCCACGTGTGGCAGCACGTTGCCCACGGTGCGATTCAGGGGGACCTCGTGGTCGGGTGACAATGCCATGGCCATCTCACTGTTGAGGCGCGCGCACACCGATTCGGCTAAAGCCACGGTGGCCTCATTTTCTCCATTCTGCAGAATATCGGCAATGTCTTGGTCCGACAACAAGCCGTCGTAGACTTGGACGGCGAGGGGCGCCTTCTTTTTCCACCATGCGGACAAAGAGAGTTTGTTTCCCATCGTATAGACTAGGATAGGAACGTTTGGGACCAAGAGGGAGGGTCCTGGGTCCTGGGGAGGATCAATCAATGTACCCACATAAAATTTGGCGGATATTTTACTTCATCTCACGCCCACGGCACAAAAAACATAACACGATAAAATAACAAGATATGTCGGCAAGTGAACAGGACGTAAAGAGCGTGAAATCGGCCCTTCGCACCGACGTGGCCTACCCCGTCCGGCGGTCCATTGAACCCGAGGATTGCGAGATTGAATTGTCCGTCTACGAACTCCGGGCATTGGACGCCGAATTCTTGGTGGTTTTAGGCAAACCCAAATATACCTACAGTGCCCGGGGCATTCTCTACGTTCCCATCTATTTTGTGCCTCCCACGAAGCGCGGCGAGGCGGCGCTTACCCAGACGCAAATCGGCGTCTACGAGTACGAAAAAGACCGTGCCATTGAGATGCTGGACCAAGACGGCGACCTGGACATTGCCCGGTTGGTGCCCCTGTTCTATCCCCATGCCGAATCCTTGGTGCGCAGTCACCGAACGAATGTATCGGATCAGCTTGCCCAGGGGCTGGGCTCGGCCTCGGCCGCGGCCGGAGAGGAAAGTGCAGAGGAAGATGTGGAGCCGACTGGACAGGAAGACGACGAGAGTTCTTCAGGGGACGAGACCGATGTCCTGCATCTGTCCAAATCCAAGACGGCGCGATATACGGAGAGTCGGGAACCCGGGACCGCCCGGAATACGGATTCTTCAGGTTCTTCAAGTAAGACGGCCGAGGGTATAGACGCAGCAGGTGACGTGTTTACGGTGCGCACCTTGTCCGTGCCGCCGCCCACGTTGCCGAAAGAGACCGCCGCCGACGCGGAACGTATCAAAGAGGAATACGAAGGGTCGGGGTCGGGTCCCGGCTCGGGTCCGAGTTCATGGCTTCAAGAGTTCATGCACAACCCGTATTATCAGGTCCACGAGGTGGAGGACAATGGCGACTGCTTTTTCGCGACCGTCCGCGAGGCGTTCCGTTCCATCGGCCACGACACCACGGTCGCCAAGCTCCGCGACATCTTGGCGAAGGAGGTGACTTACGACATTTTCAAGGAGAACCGCCAATTGTTCCTGGATCTGGACGGCAGCAAGAAGGAGTACGACCGCGAGCTCAAAAACATGAAGGAGGGCACGCTGGCCCTGAAGAAACGGTTCAAGACGGCGTCCCCGGAGGACCGCGACGCCATTCGCGCCGAACTGGCCGAATTGTCCAAGAAGTACAGTGAGGTGATGGAGTACCGTCAAAATACGGACCGCATCATGAAAGAGACCATGGGGGATCTTTCCAACATCACGACGTTTGACCAGTACAAGACGTATTTGACCACCCCGGCGTACTGGGCCGACGCATGGGCCATTTCCACCTTGGAAAAAGCGCTCAATGTCAAAATCATCATCTTTTCCGAAGGCAGTTACAGTGAGGGGGCCGTGCACAGTGTGCTCAATTGCGGCGAAGTGAACCGTGATTTAGAAAAACGTGGCAGCTTTACCCCACTATTCTACATCATGGTGACCTACAGCGGCATTCATTACAATCTGGTCTCGTACAAGAACAAGAAAATCCTCACGTTTGCCGAGATTCCGTACGACGTCAAGACCCTGGTCGTCAACAAGTGCATTGAGAAGAATGCCGGGATTTACTATTTGATTGACGATTTCCGGCAGTTTAAGATGGAGTTGGGCATTCAGCCGGACACGGGGGCCCCGGACGACTTGGCGGAGGGCGCAGACGAAGGGGCGGAGCCGGTGGAGTCCGGAACCGAGACCGAGGGGAACATTTCCCCGGTGGACCTGTACGACACGTCGGTCGTTTTCCGGTTCTTCGCTAAAAGCGAGAAAACGGCGCTGCCCGGCAAGGGCGCGGGCGAGACCATCCCCAAAGACAAGATGGTGGACTACAAGGACCTCAAGACCATCCCCGACTGGCGCCGCAAACTGGACGATACTTGGACCCTGGAGGAGGCGCATGCTCTGCGCCTGGATGGACACCTCTACGCGTC